TAGTTTCTCCCTACGGTGTGTACCAAATAGTTTCTTCAGGGTGCTTCTGGGCGTCCAGAGCAATAGCGTCAGACAGGTACTTGTCAGCAATAGCAAAGTACTCTGGTGTTGACGTACCACCTGTCTCCCCACGTTCACGAGCCAACAAAGCTACCGCCATGTGAATCACGGGCTGACTAGGAATAGCTAGCGTGTCAGCGTCAGCACTCAAGGCTACGTTCCTGATGACGCTCTTGACCTTCAGGGAGTAAACACCGTCAGGCTTAGGGTACACATCAATCTGTGCGTCACCAGAGCCGTCTATGCCACTAAACGTGTAGTACTCTGGCTTACCAGAGGTAGGCGTTTGTACCAAGAACTTGTCGTCAAACCAAGTCTGTGGTCTGTACTCCATCACGAGGTTAGAGGTATCGTTGATGATGTTCAGGATTTTGCCTTGGTCTTGGTAACCCGTGAGAGAGTACGTGTAGTCATCAGCCGCCGTAGTAATCGTCAGAGTAGACCTAAGATTAGACCAATCCCAAGCGTTTTCCACGAGTTGTTTTGCGTCGTTAATAAAGTCACCAACCATAGCACTGTACGTGTTGGCACTAACAGTCGTTACTGTGTCTTCTCTGAGACGCCTCAGTACGTTGTTTACTAGGTCTAAATATGTCATGCTTTAAATCCTGTCATCATGCCGGTGTTTTGTTTAGTTTTAGGTAAAGCTTCCGCTAAAAAATCCCTTATTGGAAACTGCGTTCTTGTCAAAAGCTGGGCATCTTGATTAATTGTAGTTCCTGTAAGCATCCCTCTATTATCAGTCATAGGCTGTTGTGGAACAGTAAACCCAAAATCTATATCAACATCTGGAGTATCAACATCAGGAGTGTCTACATCAACTTCAACGCACTCCCCTGTTTCTGGATCTCTTTGTTGACCTGTTGGGCAACTATCGTCAGGATCTACACACAACCCAAAAGCGTTTTCTTCTTTACCAGCAGGACATTCACATTCACCCGTTTGTTCGTTTCTAACTTTTGTCGGAGGACACGGCAATGTAATCTCTGGCATTTGGCAATACCAATCTGAAGGATCACCTATTCTTATTTCTTTGCCACCTTGTGCTTTTTGTTCGTCAGAGCAAACTACAATATCAGGAATCTCTGGCATTTGGCAGTACCAAGAATCAGGATCTCCTATCCTTATTTCTTTACCACCCTTAGCTAACTCTTCGTCAGAACATACTTGAATGTCAGGAAGCTCAGGCATCTTACAGTACCAACTGTCTGGATTACCTATCTTGATCTCTATGCCACCTTGAGATAGTTGCTCTTCAGTACAAACTTCAATATCAATCTCAGGCATCTTACAGTACCAAGAGTCTGGGTTGCCTATCTTGATCTCTACGCCGCCTTGAGATAGTTGTTCTTCAGTACAAACTTCAATATCAATCTCAGGTACATTACAGTACCACGAGTCACGATCACCTATTCTTACGGTGTAGCCACCTTGGTTTAACTCTTCTTCGCTACATAGTTCAATTTCAGGATCAACGTCAGGCATTTTACAGTACCAAGAGTCTGGGTTGCCTATCTTGATCTCTACGCCACCTTGGGCTTTTTCTTCGTCAGAACACACCTGAATGTCAATATCAGGAACATTACAGTACCAAGAATCAGGACTGCCTATTCTTACAGTGTAACCACCGTTGTTTAACTCTTCTTCGCTACATAGTTCAACATCAGGTGGTGGAGGAATATCTGGCATTTGGCAGTACCAAGAATCAGGGTCACCTATTTTAATTTCAATGCCGCCGTTAGCCTTTTGCTCATCAGAGCAAACTTGTATATCTACCTCTGGTAAATCTACATCAGGCAAATCTACATCAACACCTATACTTCCATTTAACCCTAAACTACAGTACCAAGGTTTTTCGCCCTGTGCGTCTTCTTTACACACTTTAGGCAAGTCAATTCCCGGAAGAGTTCCTCCTGAACACAGTGGAAAGTTAGGAAAGTCATCGCAGAAATTTGGAAAATCTGCGTCAATGTCAATGTCTAATTTTCCTAATGAGGGCCACAAAAAGTCTAAAGAACCTCCTTCATCAAAGAAATCGTACAGAGTAACAAAAACGTCTTTGGGTGACATTCCACCATCAACTAACCCCTGTATACCGTTGTCTACTAAACTTTGAATAGCTTCGGTACTAATATTTGTAGAGCCTTCTCTAAAGAAATTATCTACATCAAGTCCCGCATCACCTAAAGTATTTTGTATGTATTGATTTACTTTTGCAGAACCCCAACCTCCTACAGCATTAAGGACAATTCCTTCAAAGTCTTGTCCTTTAACAGCTCCTGTTAATATACCTTCAACAATTCCAGCGGCATCGGTAAAAGGGATGCCTAAAGCATTGCTTAAGTACTGTATTTTTTCAATGGCAAACTGTCCGGGTGCCCCAACTACCTGTCCGTTAACAACCCAGCCGCCATATGTTCCGGGGTCAGCGGCAACAATATCATCAAAAAATCCACCAATTCCACCAAGAACAGCGGATTGAGCTACGGAACCCGGATCAACAGAACCTGTAGTAACGTATTGACCCAGCATTGAGCTAACAGCGCCTCTTGCCGCACCAGAACCAGCGCCAGCAACGCCAAAAATATCTGCTCCTGCTGGGCCTAAGCCAGCACCAATTACAATTCCGGGCAGAGTTTCGCCTAATATTGTACCAAAGTGATAACCGTATGCTTCTTGTGTCATTACAAAAGAAGTGCCGTTCCACTCGTATTTAGCCCCGTTATCTAAGTACTTAACAACAGACTCGCCCGTGTACTTTTCGTACAAATCAGTAAATACGTCTTCTTGTTCTCCGTAACCTATTTGCGCCTGTCGCACACCTTCGTCAATAATAGATCCTTCAAGCGCTCTATCGTCCATACCCGCATCACGACCAAGACCTTCTGGATCTACAAGAGCAACACCTCTGTCCCACCAATCTGCTTTGTATTCACCAGCATCAATGAGGTCTTGTCTCTCGTTCATGTATGCTAAATAATTATCCCAAGATCCAAACGCTTCTCTAGTTCTTGCATTATCTTGAGCGTAATAAGCGGCTTCTAGTTCATCTAGTGTTAATTGCCTAGAAAAGTTGTTCCAGTATAAGTTTTGAGAGCCTCCGGTTTCCCGATTATTGGTATAATCGTAAAGACGCTCTCCAGTATCAAGACCGTCGCCAGCATCAGCCGTAGTATCATCTGCTGTTGTGTCTTCAAATATATCAAGTTCAGTTTCAGCCACACGATCTTGAGCTTCTTGAGAATTAGCAATGTTCCACTCAATTTCTTGCGGAGTAAGCGGCGGCAAGTTAGCGTACTCACCTTCACGCATCCAGTAATCAATACCAGCTTGCTCTGGCGCTCTACCTAAGTATTTTTCGTAGAGCTTATCAACGGCAAAGCGGAGTCTTGCTCTTTCTGCTTCTGTAGCCATGAGTTACTTACCCTTCATCTGCATCAGCTTGTCAGCACCACGTATGCCAAAGCTGGCCGTGACTGCTACGTAAAGCAAGTACTGGTAGTAATCAGGTAGCTTGTCTAGCTCAACAAAGGCCATACCCACCCTCTGCATAATACTCAAGTCATCCATAGCAACTCCGTAACACACAGCCAACAGAGGCAACGACAGCACCACAGTAAACCACTCGTCTTTCCACGAGGTTGCACTAGCCGCCGCCATCTCTTGTTCCCACGTAGCTGTGTTCTTGATGACTTCCATCTTAGCTACGTGCTTGGCTTGTGACTGCTCGTGCCTGTTGTTAATCCAAGTCTTAGCGAGTCCAGCGATAGGTCCGATTAGTGCAGTCCACATAACTTAGTCTTTGTCCTTGTTCCTAAACCCCTGTACTGTATCTGTTTCCCATATTCGTATGGCTACCCATACAATAGTAAACATGGCAGATATAGGCGGCAGGATTGCACTGATAGTGCCTAACATAGTACCTACGCTCATTACATCAACA